CTATAGCAAGGCGTCGCTAACGATATGCTGCTTAACTATCCATAAACTTCTAACTTGCTCTATCTCTATATCAAAATCATCAAATTCCTCACTATTGATAGAATGAGCGATCCAGTATCTGCAAGACAATGATTGCTCTTTATACCTGCGCAATACTTTAATATGCCCATGGTATTCTCCCGTGTCTTTGTCCTCTATTACTATTCCAAATATATTTCCAAACGGAATCATGTTTGGATTTTCTCTTGGGAGTGTATATCTCTTTAAAGCGACCCAACATCCGGAAGGAAGAGTAGGGGACATAGAACGTCCTACCACTTGAGCGATGCCTTCACAATCTTTACAGTCCGGCAGATACCAGTATCTTGTAATATCTTCTGTAGCATTGATTAACTGTGTTTGCCCAGCTGCAAATCTGAAGCTAACTTGTGGTAGCAAATGGAATCCTCTTTTCTTTGCATCTCGATATTCTTCTTCTGATGTGATTGATATACCAGAAGTTATTGGAATATTAGGGATTTCCTCATTGGGCTTTTTTAGAGGTTCTCCTCGTCCTGTTATAATATAATCAACATTTGCATTTTCATACTCCTCACATATAGCAGCAATTTTATCAATGGATGCATTTTGTATTCCATTTACGATTTTCGATTTTAATGTTTTATCTATTTTAAACTTATCTTTAAGCTCTTGATTGCTGATTTGCAACTCTTCAATAACTTCCACAAAGCGTTGAGAACGTAATTTGTCTTTTTCTTCCATGATGATGATTTTTTATTTGTTGGTTGATAATATATCTACTATATTTGCATCGTAACAAGTTGCAGATGTTACAGAGACAAAGTGGTTAAACTTTCCTCACAAGAGGTTTAATATATGGTATCCGTAGTAGCTGCAACCTATTGCGGATATTTTTATTTTCAATTAATAACAAACGTATAGCAGCAATGAAATCAAAATTGAAGCGGAAGATAAATAGAATAGCCACTCACATAAGGAGAAGATTGATAGCCTATCGATGGCTAAATGGCCATTATGGTAAATGCTATCTATTTGTCCCTTCTGAATTTTGTTTAAAATCCGATTGCAGGTATTTGTCCTCTCATATAGGCAAATACATCCGAAGAAAATGGATAACAGAGTTGATATTGCTGCGGCACGAAGATACACCTCTGTGCGAATCGTGTCCGATGAGAGGCCGAAGACCACCGCCACAAATGCCGCTTGTACAGTCACCAAAGAGCGAAAAAAATTGTATTTCTCTATCTCTAATTCCTTACTTGTTTCTGTAATCATAAAAAATAACAATTATATATGAATAAATTTTTTCCTTCTAAAAACGATAAATTAGGTTGGGCATGCTGCATTGTAGGATTTGCTTCCGCTATATTGGCTTTTTCTGTTATCATTGCTGATATAATTATAAAATTACCAAAGAACTAAGATCAAAGAACTATGAATGAAAAATTAAACCTATCTCTCGATCTATGCAATTCTGATGAACAAATCAGAATGAGTTGTTTAAAGTACGCAGTTTACGTTTACGAGGCTCAACATATGATGGGCAACCCTTTAGACTTTGCGCAAGTTTTTTACGATTGGGTTACTTCTCAAGAGGAAAAGCGACCGGAATAGAAAAGCTTATTGTACTTGTAGTGGAATTGGTAGTTTCATTGCCAATTCCAACTCTTGCAATACTAATTTTTAAACCTGCATTAGCTTCATTCTTTCCAGAAACAACTACGCTTAGATTGAAATCTACGTTTCTTACCATTTTCCCATCTTCTGTAATGGAATATATTTCTCCTCTATTAGAAAATCTAGAAGGGCAAACAATCGCCCCACTATTACATTTCTCGCTATTAATTTCGATAACAGCATCTGTGATATCTCCTATCACTTCTTTGATAAATTCTTTTATTTCCATGATTCTATATAATAATGTATAGTTCGGTCTAATAGTTAAATAATGTTTTGGGTAGATAAAACATCAACCTTTGTTTTGTGGTTGATATTTTATCTACTATATTTGCAACACAAATAAATTTTATACAAATAAAAGCATAAAATTTGGCAGAAACAATAGTAATAATCAAAAATAGGTAAGACAATGAAAAATAGAGATTACGCTTTAGTAAGAAATGGTAAATATAACATGAAAGCCATCATGCAGAGAGCTTGGTTGTATGTACGCCAATATGGTTATTCTCTGAAATCTGCCTTGCGTACTTCTTGGGTGGACGTTCGCCTCAAAATGGATGAATATGTAGCATCATTGAATCCGAGAACGATTGAACCAAAACAGGGAAATGTGTTGAAAGCATTCTTTGCTGATAAATATGTCAATTATGATAGTTCTTGGAGATGATTATGAGTACAGAAGAGATAAAAGAGGGGTTAGCTTTCACTCGAAAGTATATAAGAAAATTGGCAGTAGTAGATGAAGTGACAGCTCAACAATTGACTGCCATCAATAAGTCCCAAAAGGATGTGATAATTTACGTTTTAAGTTTGATAAGTAAACAAGTGGCTCTGTTAGGTTAGAATCTACGAAAGAAGCGAGCGAAACGCTTTCAGGGCACAACGGTAAACCGATGAATCCTAATTCGGGATGGGAGGCTTAACCCTCAAAAATGAAGTCGTGTTCAGGGCACGTTAAAGTAGCCTGCGCAGATAAGCAGTATAGCCGATGCGAAGTATAGCGTAATAGCCAACCAGCGATGATATGAGCGGAAGGAAGCAACGTGAGTAAGTTAATATATAGCCCGCACGAACAGTTGCACTGTTTGCGTGAGTCTTGATCGGATCAAGGTGCGGGCACTAACTAATACATATATAATATGAAACGTATACCATTATTTATTATTTGGATAATATCTCTTGCCATGACGATATTGTTCGCAAATGAATTTAATGTTGTTTTTTGGCTTTCTTTTGTCGCATTTGCATTGTGTCAAGTGTGCATAGAGAAAAACAAAAAGAGACTAGAGAGAGAAGAGTAATTAGCTACTTAAAACTTTTTGTTTTGTCGTGTTTTTATTTTGTGTTTGTGTGTTCGGGGTATATTGTCTGTGAAGATAGTGCATCCCTTTTTAAATGGAAAAATGAAAATAATAAAAATATACTTTAAGGAGATATCGTCGTTCGTGAGAATATTGATATCTGTTGTATTTCAATGTAAAGCCCTGTATCTAAAGTGATACAGGCAAACGGGCAATTAGTTTAATGGTTAGAACGTACTCTCACGGGTGAAAAAGAGGTTCGATTCCTTTATTGTCCACAAATTAATATTTAAATATTTGTATTATGAAAGGAATAAAAGGAAAAAAAGGATTTGATAAAAGCAAGGAAAGGATACGTATAGAAGAAAAACTTCTAAAGAAAGAAGACGCTATTAAATTTGGTCATAGCGATGAAATGTTATTAAAAATACGTAGAATCACTATCGAACTGAATAGAAAAGCTAGAGAAGAGAGAATTATTGAAAAGAGACAACTTTTATATAAAGTGGTGAACAATAAAGAAGCCGGATATATTCAGGTTGTCAGAAACTATTAAATTATGGATGCTGTTGTACAATACGCTATAGATCAAGGCCTAAAAGTGGGAATTGAAGCTTTTGAAAAATGGAGGGATGATTTTCTAAACAATCCATCTATAGTAGTACCAAAGTCAAAAGCTGAAAAATACGCAGGTGGTCGAATGGTTCTTGAAAATTTGGAAGAGAGAGGATTTATATCTCCTTATCAGTTTGGAATCGAAGTTGTAACAGATGAAGAAGGTAATATAATTACCAAGCCCAAAGGATACATTTATTATAAGCGATGTGAAATAATGAAGGCTATAGAAAATGGTAATATATTGAAATGCCTTCAAAAACGAAAATAATCTATTGTTTAACTATAATCCCGGAGTAAAGGACTCCGTGCGGTATCCAGTCCGCTATTTAAGTTTTGAATTATCCCCGTATGGCTTTGCTGTTCGGGGCTTTTTGATTAACCACTTTAATAATATATAATCATGAAAAAGAAAGTAATTGTAAGAGGAAATTATTCCGGTGTATTTTTTGGAGAGTTAGTAGAAAGAAATGGTAGAGAAGTTAAGCTCGAAAATTGTCGTAGATTATGGTATTGGGACGGTGCTGCTAGCATATCGCAATTAGCGATCAATGGTACGACTAATCCAGGTGAATGTAAATTCACCGTTACGGTTCCAGAGATAGAGATTCTGGATGCAATTGAGATTATTCCGTGCTCAGATAAATCTGTTAAATCTATCGAAAGTGTTTCAGTATGGGCAAGGTGATGGAAGATAGAATAAAACAGTTTCTGAGTATTAGCTCTGGCTATGGCTCTGGCTATGGCTCTGGCAATGGCTCTGGCTATGGCTCTGGCTATGGCGATGGCTCTGGCGATGGCTCTGGCGATGGCTCTGGCTCTGGCTATGGCGATGGCTCTGGCTATGGCGATGGCTCTGGCTATGGCATAAAATCTGTAAATGGGAATACTATTTATATAGTAGATAATATACCTACTATAATTACAAATGTAAAAGGTAACATTGCAAAAGGATTTATCCTCGGTTCCGACTTATCTCTTACTCCTTGTTTTATAGTAAAAGGGAATGATCAGTTTTCTCATGGTAATACTCTACACGAGGCATTTGAATCTTTGCAAGAAAAGCTTTATGATGATAGTGCAGAAGAGGAAAGAATTGATAAGTTTAAAGAGCATTTTTCTGACTTTTCAAAAAAATACTCTGCTAAGGAATTATTTATATGGCATCATGTGCTTACTGGGAGCTGTAAAGCTGGGAGAGAGTCTTTTTGTAGGGATAAAGGTATAGATGTAGATAATGATAAGTTTACCGTCTATGAGTTTATAGAACTAACTAGAAATTCATATGGCGGTGAGGTTATCCGCAAATTATCTTGATTTAATCCCGGTGTCCGTTGATTCGGTATCCGGGAACTATTTTAACCACTTTAAATAATATATAGTTATGAGTCTTATTAAGAAAAGTAATGAATTAGTGATTCCGTCAACCATTAAGATGATGATTTACGGACAGGCAGGTATGAGAAAGACTACAACTGCTTTGAGCGCTCCGAAACCGTTATTACTAGATTTTGATAATGGTGTAAAACGTGTAAATATGTCTCATTTAAATGGAGTGGATATTGTACAGATAACATCTTGGAATGATGTTCAACAGGTATTGCAAGAGGATTTATCAGTTTATCAGACCATAGTAGTAGATACTATTGGAAAAATGATGGATTATATTATCTCCTATAAATGTGGAACTCGTCAGCCGCAGATAAGAGACTGGGGTGGTATCAATCAAGAGTTTAGCGGATTTGTTCGAAACCTTTCTAACTTGAACAAAAATATAATCTTTGTCGCTCACCGTGACACAAGAAAAGAGGGTGACGATACAGTATTCATTCCTGCATTACGGGAGAAATCATATAACTCTATTGTTACTGAATTGGATTTACTTGGTTATATGGAAGCTAAGAATGAAAACGGCAAAGTAAAATGTACAATAACCTTTGACCCGACTAACCGTAATGACGGTAAGAATACCTGTAATCTTCCATCAGTGATGGAAGTTCCTACGAATTTGGATGCTAACGGAAATCCTACAGCAAAGAATGATTTTATCACTACACAAGTAATTAACCCTTATCTTTCTATGTTAGCTCAAAAGAAAGCAGAGAGCGATAAATACAATAAGGTGATAGAAGAGATCAAAGAAAGCATCGAGTTCATCACTGACGCAAATTCTGCCAATAATTTTGCTTCTCATATTAAAGAGTTTGACCACATTGGTAGTTCCTTGATAATGGCTCGTAATCTCTTTGCTGCAAAAGTTAAGTCATTGGGGCTTACTTATAATAGCGAAACTAAAACGTATAGTGATGCAGCAGCCTAAGTATCGCTTCTATGCAACTATCCTTGATGCTTTTTTGGGGTATTTGAATAGTGATATTGTTTGGGAAAAGTACTGGGAATGGAGTGAAAATCCTCCCCACACCCCTGAAGAATTTCACGAGTTGCAGTTCCAAGAGCTGATAGACCGGATCAACCGCAAACCGTTCGATAGTGAAGCTGCCGACCGTGGCACAGCTTTCAATGAAATCATTGATTGCATGGTTGAGAATCGAAAGTCAGAATCTATGCAGATTGAAAGTGTTAAACAAAAATTCGTAAATACAATTTGTAATAAACCATTTGGGTTTAATTGCAGAAATACCCATTGTGAGAATTGCTCCTTTTACAAAGAAGAAGAGCGTGAAAAGGTAATCTCAATAAAAGCAATTTATAACAATCGTGAGTTTGTATTCCCTATTTCTCTTTGCCGTGAGTTTGCTGATTATTTCAAAGGTGCATTAACACAGCAGAGGGTAGAAGCAATCCTACCGACCGCATACGGCAATGTGTTAGTTTACGGTCTAATTGATGAACTGATGCCTACCAGTGTTCATGACATCAAGACAACCGGCAGTTACACTGTAGGAAAATTCAAAGACCATCACCAGCATTTGGTTTATCCATACGCCCTGATGCAGAACGGGTCAGATGTGCGAACGTTTGAGTACAATATCGTAGAGTTTAACAAGGGCGGTTATGTGGTAGATACCTATACGGAAACATACGTTTTCAACCCGGAACGTGACATACCTATTCTTACTAATCATTGTGAGGAATTTATCCGGTTCTTGGAAGAAAACAAAAGTTTGATCACTGATAAAAAAATATTTGGAGGAGAAAATTAATGGCAAATCAAATAACTGGAAGAATAATCGAAATCGGGCAAACCGTTCAAATTCCATCGAAAAACGGTGGTTCCTCATTTACTAAACGGGAATTTATTTTAGATGCTACCACTTATGATCCTTATACAGGTGAGCGTAGCGAGTATGAGAATGTTATTCCCTTAGAGTTTTCAGGAGATAAATGTGCTGATCTTGACCGTTTTAGTCAAGGTGATGTTGTTACCGTGTCATTCGTACTACAAGGACGTTCTTGGACGAATCAAGATGGAGAACTTAAGCGTATGGCTTCTATTCGGTGCTATAAAATAGAGGCACGTGGCACTGCTACTCAATCGCCACAGGGTGCATCGGTACAACAACCGGCACCACAACCGAATTATCAGCAACAACCGCAGAACTTTCCACCTACGGTTGATGCAAATGGTAATGCAAAGGATGACCAACTTCCTTTTTAATTTCTAAATGTATGGAAACGAAGAAGTGCTTTAAATGCGGTATCATTAAACCTTTGTCAGATTTTTATCGTCATTCCCAAATGGCTGATGGTCATTTAAACAAATGCAAAGAGTGTACCAAAATGGAGGCTAAAGACAGGTATAATACTCTTTCTTTAGATGAAAGATGGATGCAAAAAGAAAGGGAAAGGAGCCGAGAAAAATTCAAACGATTGGGATATAATGGAGCTTTTCGCCAGATAAGGTCTGTATGTCCATTAGAGGCAAATATTTCCCGACGATTAAGAGTTAGGGGATATGATACAAAAGGGAAAGAAGCCCATCATTGGAACTATAATTTTCCTTATTCAATATTCCTTTTAACGCGAAAAGCCCATAGGTGCATTCATCGGTATATTGAAGTCAACTATTCTGATAAATATTGCTATACATTGGATGGGGTAAAGATAGATACAGAAGAAAAGGCCGTGTCTATCTTTTCTTCTATATTAAGGAATAATGGATTAAATGAGGAATTAGTATTATTGAATATCTAAATTTATGCTATTCGACTTGAAGAATGAATATCAAGTGCCTAAGTTCAAGGAGTATGTAAACAAGCTGTTCAAGGAGCGTGCGGTGGTGGAAGTGAAGAAGAAACTTCCCAACCGCACACTTGCCCAAAATTCTTATTTGCATCTTCTTTTAGGGTATTTTGGTAGTGAATACGGTTGCAGCCTTGATGAAGCCAAAATAGACTTTTATAAAAGAACATGCAACCGTGATTTGTTTGAACGAAAGACGATCAATAAGGTGGGTAAAGAAGTAACCTATCTACGTAGCTCTGCTGAATTATCAACGGGTGAAATGACGCTTTCGATTGACCGTTTTCGTAACTGGAGTGCGGCACAAGCGGGTATTTATCTGCCTGCCGCAAATGAACATCAAATGCTGATTTATGCTCAGCAAGAGATTGAAAGAAACAAAGAGTTTGTATAATTCCAAATAGCTGTTATTTAGAAGTTTTGAAATAAAAGTTATGCGAAATGCGTAGAACTAAAGTAATCCATGTCTACCTGATCTTCGAAAAGCGGAACTATTACTTCAGCTCGGTAACGGGTATATTTCGCCATTTATCCGAGGATCAGATAGGAATAAAGCAAAGTACATTATCTCACAATACAGATGATACCATTTTGACAGGAAAGGCTATTATTCGGAAAGGTGAGTTATTGAGATAGCTTTGTTAACCTTTTTACCCCAGCCTGCTTGTCTGTGAAGATTGGCGGGCGAACATGGAGATGCGCAGTGGAGTGCTTTTGACTTTCGAGAGGTGCACATGGTAGAAAGTACGGTACGTGAGATATAAGGAGTAATTAACCTTAGAAGTAGCGCAAAAGGATTTAGTCCTTGATTGGGTGTTCGAATCGCCCCGTCTCCACATGAAAATAACAATCACCAAGCAAGAATACCAGACGATAGTCCGGTGCTTGAAAACGTCAGAAATCCTCATTAGAGGGTACAATTTGAGAGATGAAGATATGATTCGTAAAACTAGAAAGAAACTCCAAAGGAGTAAGGAGAAAGGTTGATATGACATTCGAAGAAATGAAAGCCCAGTACTGCGGTAAGAATATCCGCAAGAAACCGAAGGATGAAGAACATAAACTCCAGGTAACGATGGTTGAGTGGTTCCGGATGCAATACCCATCTATGCGGCACAACCTATTCGCAGTTCCCAATGGCGGAAGAAGAGACGCTGTTACGGGTGCCAAGCTGAAAGCTGAGGGTGTACTTGCCGGAGTCGCTGACTTGATTCTGTTAAAGAGTAATCACCAATATGGGGCACTCCTAATTGAAACCAAAACAAAGAAAGGTGCTCAAAGCGACTCTCAAAAGGAATGGGAAGCCAAGATAGTAAAGGACGGATATAAATATGTTGTCTGCCGGTCTTTGGAGGAGTTTATAGAAGTTGTGAATGGTTACTTAGCAGAAAAATAAGATTTTCATTTGGTATTTTGAAATTTGAGTGTATCTTTGTGGTGCAAGTACGCCAAACCTGCATTAACATATTTATTTGGAATGGGCTTTTTTATGTCCATTAGACACTTATACCACAAAGATATAAGGCTATTGTTCTCTCGTGGATACTCATTCCAATAATGTGTATCAGGTTTGGCGACTTGGAGAGGCGATAGCCTTTCTTATTTTTAATAACTCAAATTTCATTCACAGAATGCCAAACCTGATGAAATTGAGTAGCAATCGAAGTATAGTAAATTGTAGACTCACGTCTGCACACGACACGTGCATCTTATCATTATCTTCTTCAACCGAAGAAATCAAACGTTATTTCAAAACTATTCTGGCTATTTCCAAAATGGAAATAACCTATCCTGTAAACCTTGATAGTTGCTGGATGTTGTGCTATTCAGCAAAAGACAAGGCTGTACGAGCTTTAAAAGAAAATTTCATAGAAGGCGTTGATTATCAGCCGCTCGCCCAAAATGGTGAGCGAACGAGAGGCGGGCAAAATAAGATTGACTACTATCTCTCCGTCTCCTGCCTTGAATACTTCATCGCCCGCAAGGTTCGTCCTGTATTCGATGTGTATCGTGAAGTATTCCACAAGACAGCCGAAGTACTACCCAAAGTAGCCAAGTCAAGCGCAGCAGACAAACGAAGAATAGCGGCTCTTGAAAAAGAGCTTGAACGAACAAGGGAAACGCTCCGATGGACTAGAATAATCGAGCGACAGGAAGTAGAGCTAAAGTGTTCATGTTTCCATTATCTCGTTAAAACGAAACAGTACGATAAATGGGAAGAATATAGAAGAACAGGGATAATTAAAAGATAATAGCCATGATTGAAATATTAATCGTGCTTGGTAGCCTATATGTGGGCTACCTCACTTTCCGCAAAAAGGGAGAGAAGTTTTTCTACCAAAGTAAAATCTAAAAATTTAATTATATGAAGACAAATCAAATTATGGTTCGTCCGATGGGAGATTTTAAAGTAACTCAACGGACGAAAGACGGTTTCTTTAATGCTACCGAGCTACTAAAGCGGTGGAATGAAAAAAGTGGGATGAAGAAAGAACTCAAACATTATTTTGAGAATCAATCTTCAAATGAACTGATAAATACCATTGTAGAACGTGAAAATCTTAATAGCCGGAATTCCGCCTATTTGAGTTCAAGAGGAAAAAACGGTGGTACATGGATGCACCCAATTCTTTTTATAGATTTTGCTATGTGGATAAATCCATCATTTAAATATGATGTGATTAAGTTTGTTTACGACGAAATGATCCGCTACCGTAATGAAGCCGGAGATGCCTATAGAGAATTAAGCTCCGCTATAATGAAGATAGTTCCAAAAGACTTCATGCCTAAAGCCATGCAAAAAATTGGAGAAGCATTGAACTGGGTTGTATTTAATCAACATGAAAAAATGCTTCGCAATAAATTCGGAGATGAAAAGAAACAACGTGAATTATGTCAGCTTGAGAAGAAGGTTGCAGATTTAATAAATGAAGGCTTTATAACCAGTTTCGACAATTTAATTAGCTATTTGAGAAACCAATATCAAAAGAGGAACTATCCACCTGTGTTTTTAGCATCATAACCAACGGGGCTACCTACCAGTAGCCCTACAACAATATTAATCATGAAAAAGAAATCAGACAAGCAAGTTATCCGCCCAGATACTTGCGCAAAATGCAATAATGGAACTATTGTTCCCACAGCCAAGGGAAATCCACGTGTTGCCTACTGTTTTATACTCAAACGGCGTTTTGTCGCTGATAGTAAGAGAAATTGTATTCATGCGTATTAATTAAACATATTATGGCTGGAAGACCTACAAAGCAGGGAATAGATTATTTCCCTATGGATGTTGGTTTCTTTACAGATGTTAAGATAAGAAAGATATCACGGGCCTGTGGGTCTCAATCTACTTCTATACTTATTTGCCTGCTGTGTAATATCTACAAGGATGAAGGGTATTACATTTTGTGGGACGAAGATTTGCCTTTTGTTATTGCTGACACAGTTGGGGTTTCCGAGGGCGCAGTAAAAGAAGTTTTGATAAAATCATTACAGGTTGGTTTTTTCGATCAGGAACTTTATGAGAAATATAAAATACTCACATCTTCTGGCATTCAAAAGAGATTTCTTCTTGCTACTTATCAACGTAAAGAAACGACTATTATCCCCGAATATTTAATTAATTGTGCAAACAATTCAATTAATTGCACAAATAATTCAATTAATCATAGCGATAATGAACAAAGTAAAAGTAAAGTAAAAGTAAATAGAAAGAAAAGAAAAGAAAAGGAAAATAATAAAGAAACTTCTCCTAACGGAGAAGAAAAGAAAGACGAGCTTTCTTTGTCCCACTCCCAAAAAATTGATTGGGTAGGTTTGATGAATTGGTATAATAGCTTGTTTAGAGATAAGCTTCCGGCTATAAAATCAATGACCGAAACACGGAAGAAAGCAGTAAAAGCACGTATAGCCCAATACGGCAAAGAAAGCATTAGAACTGTATTTAACCTTGTGCTTCAAAGTTCTTTTCTCCTCGGGGGCAATGACCACAACTGGAAATGTGATTTTGATTGGATATTTAAACAAGCTAATTATACAAAGATACTGGAGGGAAATTATAATGGAAAACGAGCTGATACTGCGACAACAAGAAGGGAGTCAGTTAGCCGCCTTAAGCAACTCGCCGGAGCAATACTGCAAGGCGCTGAATCCAAGAAGGATTGAAGACGTATTTCTTTCCCATGAACCTTTGATTGGGACTATAATTAAGAATCTTGGAGAGACAAAAGCTCGTGCAGCAGTAGTATATCTACTAGCTGACGCATTAGAATTCTTCAATGCAGCAGAAACGATGTCTGATGTCCAAGTTGCAATGACCGTAGATCTGATTATTGAGGAATATGCATACATGAAACTGGACGATATCAAGTTGTGCTTTAAAAATGCTATGAAGATGAAGTATGGCAAGATATATAATCGCATTGACGGTCAAATTATTATGAGCTGGTTTAAGGAATACAATAAAGAGCGTTGCTCTACTGCTGATAATCAGTCATATAACGAACATAAAGCTCACAATGCAGAAGAAGCCAAGCCGACGAATGGCTTGTTTTATGAGGAATATCGTGCTGAACTTGAATCAAGAGCTAAAGATGGCGATGAAGAAGCTATAAAGGCTTTGGAGCTTTCCAACAGTATATCTGAAATGCTATGTCAAAGAAAGTTCGTCAAGCAAAAGGAGAATCTTGATAAGTTTTACACGTCAGATAGCAAAAGAAATGTTTAATGTTATAACACATAAATCATGCTAATAGGAACAACAGATCTTAATACGACTCTCAACCTGACGTATGTGTTGACAGATGTCGTAGAAACTCTTCTCCTCGACATGAGAAGTGAAATGAAAAAGCAGGGTTATGATCTGCGTCACGATGCCAAGCACAATTTCAACACGGCGATAGCAGCTATACGCCGGCTGAAACAAGATGTAGACAAGACCCAGTTCTCCACCCAGGAAAACTTCGGAGACGACTCAGACTGTCTCCTTGCCTTCATCAAGATGCTGATAGATCGCTGCGGTGACGACGACAAGGAAGAGGTAGCAGAAAAATTGGCTAAATGTGGTATGGTCGTAGTACAAGATGAAACATTCTATGTGGAACCAAAGAAAGAAGATCAGGCGTCCTAAATACTCATATGCTCCCATCGGTAGCCGGTGGGCAGTTTATCACTGGTTGGAGATAGGAGATATCCTCGAGGTAGACAAGGTTGGTGAATTCCCCACCAGTGAAGAAGCACGCAAAGAATGCTACCGGCTTAACGGCTGGAAATATGAAGAACCTGAGAAGAGAAAAAATAACCTCAAATATTAATAATTTAATTTTTTTACATTATGAATGAAATTTATTGGATGACCGTAGTTGGTAACCTGTCCACCGCCTTGATGGTCGTATGGATTGTAGCTTTGATAATTGTCCTTGGTATGTTGCTTGTCCTGGCAGCTTCGGAGGGTGATGTAATCGATGATGAGGACAGCGCACACATATTCTTCAAATGGTTGAAGCGCTTTGTTGTCTGTGGTGTAATAGCGGCAATGGCGAATATTTTTATTCCGACGACCAAGGAGCTGCTTTATATCTATGGTGTCGGTGGCACGATTGACTATATCAAGACGAATGATACGGCAAAGCAGCTTCCGGACAAGTGTATCAAAGCGCTTGACCGTTTTGCAGATAAATATATTGACGAACCTGAAAAAGACAAATAATTATGGGAATGCACACATGGTTTGAATGTAAGATCCGTTACGAAAAGGTAATGGAGAACGGAATGCAGAAGAAAGTAACTGAGCCCTACCTGGTAGATGCCTTTTTAGAAGAAGTAGAAGAAATCGTCGAGGATTCTTACGAACTTGATGAATTTGAATAACGTATAATAAGATAAAAAAGGAATAATAATATGGCAAAGATTTATGTAGCAAGTAGTTGGAGAAATGTATTTCAACAGGACGTTGTAGCTATTCTCCGT